ATAATTTTTCTCTAGCTTCACCATCTTTTGCTCCAGTTTGTTCAAACAAAGCATTTGAATAAATTTTTTTAAGCTCCTGAATAGACTCTTGAAAAAGTTTATTCTGTAATATCTGTTTTGCCTGAGATGCTCTGCTCAATTCTTGGCTTCTCTTGGCTTTGTCCTTCTGATCCATCTATACCTTGTATCTGCTTACCTAATATATTAGCAGATTTTTGTGCTTCTTCAAGTATCTTACTATTACTTGAGACAATCATTTTATCTAATTCAGCATCTGCTTTTAATTTTGTAGTATCTAGTTGTGTACCATATTTTAATGTCATTTCTTTGATCTTAGCTTCAAAGTCTAATAACATTTCTTGTTGTTTTTGTTGTAGTTCTTTGTACTCTAATTCTAAATCAGCTATTTTTCTCTTATTCTCTGCATCAATTCTAGTCATTTCTATTTTTTCAATAGGTGGAATTGGTGGTGCAGGTGGAGGAGTAACGAATTGTTTACCTAAATCAGGATTAATAAAGTAACTATCAACTGTTTTAAGACCTGCGTTTTCAATCATTTTAGATAAAGTGTTATAAATATTTTTTAAACTTACCATTGGAAACTCTCTTTGACCCTGTAAATTAAAAGCTTGTAGTTGTTTATCTAAAATATTGTTTAAGATTACAAGTTGTTGTTCTTTTGTGCCTGTCCCTAAACCAACTTGTATAGTCACATTGAAACGATTTTTCCATTCTGTAGGCATAACTGGAATATATTGATTATTAAGTTGAATTATTTTTTCTCTGTCTTGATATTTAACTGAAAGCTCAAACATTTTTCTAAATAAATCTTTTACACCTGTCTCAGCAAATATTCTTGCAATCAATTCTGCTCTCATTTGAGTTTGATTCATTATTGCAGAAATACCTGTAGCGGTTTTGTTTAAAGAATCAGAGTCTAAACCTTGATTGTATTTTGTAACACCTGTTCTTACTTCTCTAACTGTATCTAAGTATTCTAATAATGGAAAAGCTTGTTGTGAAATAGGTTGAGCTTGTATAGGTTGCATCACTTGGTTAGGTTGTTGTTTAGTTCTTACAACACCACCAGGTCTTGATGTTAGTAAATCATCCATGTTTACCATTCCATCCATTACTGCAACTCTATTGTTGTTTGTTAAATACATATTATCTAATAGTTGTCTCATCACAGTTGATTTCATTAATTGTATATCTTCAACTAATTCTGAAACTGATCTGCCGTAAAATCTATGTGGCATTGGTATAGGAGTGATTGATACAAAAGGAATACTATCACATGGCATATTTTCTAAAACAAACTCTGAACTTTCTCCTACAGATAAAACTTTTCTAAGTTCTGCAATCCCATCTCCATCTGCATCATAACGAACATAGTTTTCATAAACTGTTACAAGTTGTGTTGAAATATTATCAGATGTATCAAAAGGAAAATCTTCTATGTTTTGGTATCTTGCTAATCTTTCTGTGTTAAGAGTTGATGCGTCAGAAGTTGGAAGACTTTCTACATCTTCTTTATCATAACCCATACTAATTAGTTGTGATCTAGTCATTTGAACTCTATGAGATACAAAGTTTGCATCTTCAAGTTTGACTGCCATACGATCTATTAAAAATTCTTCTGGAGGAACTGATTCAACTTTAATTTTACCTTCAGTTGTTGTTCTTTTTATTTTACAATCATGTAATTTAGGTTCTGGTAAATCTATATCAATACCTTGCTGTTCCATTTGGTTTTCAAATTGTTCAGCAGCTTGTTCGGCTAATACATCTGATTTTTCTGTATGTTCTATAACTTCTACATTTTCATCAGAAGTTAAATCTTCATAATCTTTGTCAGTTAAATTTTTGTAAGTTTCATATTCTACTTTTTGAGCCTCATCATAAAAAACTTTTAAAATTCCATTTTTTTCTAATAAGGCATCTTTGAAAAAATTATATAATAATTGAAAGCCATCATTTTCTTTATAAAAGATATGATTTAAATATGCTGTAGCTTGATCGGCTAAAGGTGCATCATCTGCTTTAACTGGTTCACAAACCACAACCTTGTCTGATGCAGTAAAAACTCTTAAAAGATTTGGTAATAAACTTTCAATCGTATCAGCAACATCTGTACTTACAACTTGCGATCTTCCATCTATTTCATTACCAAGTTTATCACCTTGATAATATTCTAAAGATTTTTCTCTTTCAGCAGATAATGTTCCACCTAAAAAACCTAATGAATTTTGTATGTGAGATTGTATTGTATTTTTTAATTCTAAATCTTCTAGTCTATCAATTTTTTTTGCCATAACTAAACTATGTAACTTGTATCAACCTGAACTGGTTCTTTCCAATTTGTTTTTTGTCCCCCAATAAATGTGCAGCCATATCTAAATGCGTCTGCTGGGTGTGATGCAAAATTGTGTGTTGGTCTATTTTTAAAACACTGATTCTTTTCATCCCATTTTTTTGAGTAAGCTTTTAATGCTTCAATACCCACTGCTGTTTTTTCTTTATCAAAATAACAATTAGGTAAAGCTTTCCTGACTGCTTCAATGCCATCCTCAATAGAAAGTTTTGGTGCAATATCAAAAGATATACCTAATTCCAAAGCAATTTCCAACCTTGATTTTCCAAAAGCTCCTAATTCTCTAACTTTTATATCATGCGGAGCTATATGTCTATAATATTTATAGGGTTTGCTATCTAGCAAGTCTGCATAAAAATCTAATCCTTCACCTGAGTTTTCTTCATAATCAATAACTCTTATTTGATCTCCATGTCTTTGAACAAACCAAATAGCTGTAGAGTCCTTTAATCCTAAATCCCACCAAGTCTCTGTATCTAAGTTTTCATCATAAGGCACAGATGTCATTCTTTTACCTATCTCTAGTTTTTCTATAATAGCTCCATAATATGATCCTGTAATAGCTGCTTGAAACGAACACTCAAACTCCTGATTATATAGATCATCTGACATAGTATTTTGTGCAGATCGTAATTCTTCTTTGTCTAGTATTTGTGTTTGAGATGCTTTGAAAACCCCTGTCCACCAACCTTTTTGTTGCATAGCTTCTTTATGAAGTTTGTAAAAATAATTCTGACCTTTTGGTGTACCTATAAATACACACCATCCTTTCCTGTCGGCTAATGCTGGTCTAATAATTTCAGGAAATAATGTTGGACTAATATTCTGCGTTTCATCCATAACACATCCATCTAAAAAGATACCCCTCAATGCTTGATCGTTCTCAGCACCTAAGATTGTTATTCTTGACCCATTAGGAAAATCACACCTTAGTTCTGATTCATTGAATTTAACAAATGGAATATTCTTGGCAAAATTTTTGATGTAATCCCATGCTGTACTTTTACCCTGTTTAAATGTTGGTGATATGAAGGCATATCTAGGATTCGGCTGCGTATTAGTTAAAGCATCCCTTATCATGTGGTTGATACACATTACAGTTTTGCCAGACCTCCTATGTGCCACAATTACGTTAAATCGGCTTTTAGGAATTTGTGTGTGCAAAAATTTTTGAAGCTTTCTTGGTGAGTATGGAATTACGATTTCTGACATTTAAAATAAAACCCTACCTAGTGAATAGTGTCATTCTCAGGAAAAGGCAAGTTTTCTATGTTGAGTTCTTTACCGATATATCTGGAGAAGTCTTTAGCATCTTGATAATCCTCAAAACCTTCAAAATGAACTGATACAGAATTTGTTGCTTCTGAAACAAGAATGATTGCATATATTTTTGGCTTATCCATAAATCGGTCTCCTCATTTATTTATATACACCTCCTAATAACGTAAGACAACCTGCGTAAAATTTTTAGCGGTGGGGTTGCATTTAAAACCCCCAGCTTTAATTATTGCGATACAACTACAATAATCACTGATAACTAATAACTTCTCAGAACAATATACAAGTTGCATTGTACAATTATGCGTTTATCTGCCTACAACTAGCAATTTATTTTAATTCTTATAGGTTGTGTAGGCAACTTTATACAAAAAGGTTGGCAGTCCAACACTAATAAATGTTGTATTACTTATCTTATTTAATAATTACTGAGACTTTTCCCACTTCACAACAAGCGGAGTTTCTGCGTTAAAACTGTGCTTAACTTGCTGTTTGTTGGAGTATTTGGGTAATAAATGGGTAGCTTTCCACTTAGTTAATGCAACAGCTTCCTTGACTAAATGACTGATTGCAAGGTCACCTTTACCATTTATTTTAAAGTCTGCGATTGCACTTTCAAGCTGTGATGTAGCTTCACCTAATAAATAATCTACTCCATCACTTTTGGCTTGTTCATATTCTTGTCGTATTTTGGGTTTTTTGTGTAAAAGCTTTCTAAATCCCTCCCAAGATAATGATTTGGCTTCTAATACCTTTTTTACAGACTTACCCAATGCCAACTCTGCAAATATGGCTTCTAATACTTCTGATGTGAACTTTACTTTATTACTCATAAATATGTTATTGACTAGGTATTGACAAGATAGTCATAATTTGTTATTAATTACCTTTGTTGAATATATACAAAAAACTAACAAAAGAAAGGGTAAAAGATGACTAAAAAACAAGAAAGACAAGAAGCGATTGAGTACATAAAAAAACATATCAATAAAGGTGATACTTTATACACAAAAATTGTTAAAGTTTCCCCTAGTGGTATGTCAAGACAAATAACAGTTTTAGACATTAAAGACAATACACCTAGCTATTGGTCTTATTATGTGTCTAAAATTTTGGGGTATAAATTAAAAGATAATGGAGCTATCTTTGTTAAAGGTTGCGGTATGGATATGGGGTTTCATGTTGTTTATTCATTATCACAAGCTTTATTCAATGACGGCTACGCAATTAAACAAAGGTGGATATAATGCTTAAAGCTTTCTATTTTGCTCTGTGTTATGTGTTAGCAATGTTTGGGTTGCTAGTCATGACACAGATTAACCTTTGGCTAGGTTTATCAATGTTCGTTCTATTCGTTGTTAAATTTATGCTACAACTACCAACATATGAGGGGGGAAGATGAGTATATTAGATAGCAGGGACTTAGAAGAAGAACTAAGCAACCCTGATACAAAAGAAGAAAGAAAGGAAGCAATCAAAGAACTTAAAAAAGAAACTGAAAATTATGGTTGGAAGCATGGTATATTTTTTGTTTCTAAAATGGAATGGCAAGATTATTGTCAAGATTTTGCTGAAGATTGTGGTTATGTTGAAAACTCAAGTAATGGACATACAAACCCATTGAGTAGTTGCATTGATTGGGAAAAATGGTCTAATGCAATGGCTATGGACTACTCACAGTCAGACTTTGAAGGGACAACTTATTACTGGAGGGAAGCATGAAAACAATAATTGAAGGTTTAATATTCTTTGCGTTTATATATTTCTTGCTTTTCTATGGCTTAGAAATGGCAATGATATTGGAGCAGCATATAATAAATAAAAGGGGGATATAATGAAATGTTTAAACTGCGGTTGTGATGAGGGAACATTATTAAAAGAGTTTCAAGAACAACCTGAAAAAAATTGGTCATGGTATGAATTATCTGAAATGACTGCTGTTTGTGTTAGTTGTGGCTCTGAAAATATAAAGGAGGAAAACAATGAAAAAATACATGGATAAATTTCATGTTTGGCACATGGTTTATAGACAAGAAATAATTTGGTTTGTTGTTGGTTTTGTTGTTGGAGCAATACTATTATGAAATATATATTTTACTTTTTAATATTGTTCGTTTTGGGTTGTTCTCAATTACAAGACTTTGAACTCAATCCAAGCACAACAATAGTTAAAACAATTTTGAAAGGGGAAAAATGATGTTTGAAGTATTAATGAATATGCTAGAAGATAGATCATTTCATATACTGCTATTGACAATTATCGTATGTGGTGTATATTTTTTATGGAAAGAAGAAAGAAAGGATTATGAAAGATATAAAAAATGGAAAGCTAGTCAAGGTTGGACAGACTGCGAATAAAATGCAGATTAAAACTGGTCATATAATTTGGTTAGAAAAAGAAACAATTAAAAATATAAAATATGGAAGGGGAAACAATGAAAATAGATGTAAAAGAATACAAACAATTTCTTACAAAGGTTTGTAAAGCATACACAGCTTTGGAAGAAGTTAGAGAATGTTTAGAAGAATTTGAGTCAGAAAAGGGAAGTAAATTTCCCTCTTTTTTTAATTCTGAACATATTGATGATTGCCAGTCAACACTTGAAAAACAAATTGGTTGGGATTTATTAAATCAACCTAAATACTTAGGTTTAGAGGGAATAAAAAAAGAAGATGTTTAGAAAAGGGGACATAGTTTATCATAGAGACAAACAAATTCATGGTTATGTTATCAAGCCACCTACAAGAAACACTAGCGACTGTACTATTGTTGATCTTGAAAAAGAAATGCAAGGTATAAAAGCTAAATTGGTGGTCAAGGAATATGACCTTGAATTACAATGCAATGGGGAGGGATAATGAAAAAATATAAAGTTATCATTACTAAAGAAACTTATGTTGAAGCTGACAATGAAAATGATGCTGAGATACAAGCTTATGACAATTTAATTTGCAATGATGTAGATTTTGATGTTGAAGAAGTAGAGGTAGGAGACCCCCAAAGAAAGGGTAAGAGGGGGTCTTCCTGACTATCTTTGAGAAGATAGTTAAATACCTAGATATTGTGTTTAAACATTTTTATTATACTTGATCTTGATCTTATCTGCAATTTCTTTTTCAAAGCTAGGATTTTTCTCAACAGCTTCCCAATACTCCCTGACAATTCGGTCAATTTCTGCGTCAGAAATATTAATACTGTCTAAATAGTGCAATAAACTTGGCAGGGGGGGTAGTTTTGGAATTTGTTTCTTGTTTCTATTGATTGCTTGTTGGTATCGGAAGTCAAAG